GGCATCAACCGGACGCAAAAGGCCGGTTCGGGATGGTACGAAATGTTGAGAAGGTTAGGAAAGAAAACGAATCTGTTACCCAAACTGCTGCCGTTATTCCCGGAAAACATTACGACGTTTATTGACATGTTCATGGGAAGCGGGGCTGTCACCTTCGCGATGATTGACCGGGCAAAGTACATCATTTCAAATGACAAAGATGAAGATGTGTTTAACTTGTTCATGGTGCTTAAGGAACATAAGGAAGCACTTGAAGAGGCAATCCGTATGATGCCCGTACATGACAAGCTCTTTCAATACTGGAAAGAGCAAGAAGAGAATGATTGTGTTTGGAAAGCGACACGCTTTTTATTTTTGTCAAATTTTAGTTTTTTAGGGCGTTCAGATACTCTTAATTTAGGGCAAAATAATTCTAAGCGCATACTGATCGACAAAATTAAAGACGCATTTGATTTGATTTCATTTGTTCAGTTTGTAAATGACGATTTCAGGGATATTTTAAAAAGAATAGCGTTTAGGCATGAACTCGATTTGAATAGAGCTTTTATTTATGCAGATCCGCCATATATTGGAACGTCGAATAATTACGCAGAAGGTTTCACAGAAGATGATACACGGGATTTGTTTTCTATCCTGACAGGTTCAGGCATTCGTTTTGCCGTGTCGGAGTTCAATAATCCTCTCGTCATAGACATGGCAGAAGAACATGGTTTATTCGTCACAGAATTAGGCGAAAGGTGTAATTTAAAGAACAGACGGGCGGAAATCTTGATTACAAATTATGATCCGGTCAGACGGCAAATCAGTCTGTTTGACCTGGAAATGAACTAAGGTGTCTAACAATGCGCCTGACTGCAAGCGCGAAGCCAGGAGATGAGATTATGAGAAGGAAGCAGAGGTTTGGTTGCCACTATGAACAGCGTACAGGCGCGTGTTTGGCGTCTGACGCATAACGCTATGCGTCAAATGGCGCAGTTGAAAATGATGTCGAATAATGCCAACAAAACAGAATGGAAACGACTTTGAGGGGCGCGGCGTTGGTTGACATGTCAAACTCCGGTTTTCCCCTCAAACCGGCTCAATCTGGGCGTTATCTATCAGGAGAAAAAATCGTGAGTACATACTATACATTGCAACAGTTAGCATATAACGATTATTTCGAAAAAAATAAAGAAAAAGTGTGGCAACCCGTAGAATTAGAAAGAGATAAATTCAAAGCTGAGACAGAAGAAGAAATTCTTTTGTATTTTGAAGACAAGAAAGATGAATTTGACCCTGGTGAATTAAGGGCATTGAAAATCGTTGAAGATATTGACCAAATAGACATCAATGAATAGATAACAATGCGCTGACCAGGAAAGATTTAAAGAACAGACGGAGGGAGATTTTAAATTACCACCTCCACCTCCAAAAACGCCAAAAGGTACCGAATTGGAAGGATTCAATACAAAATTTGAAAACATTCCCAATGTTCCAGGGTTCAATCATTGCTGTGAATCCGTTAATTTTTACTTTTGTTGAGCCTACGGCTGTCGCCGCGACTCTATAATCAAGAAAATTTTTTATGACAGATTCCGGGAGCCGAACGAATCCCATTCTATGCCCGCATGTCAAAATTCCGCAAAGAAATTTCCGCCATCGAGTCGGACGGTATTGAATAATGCCCGATCTTTTATTTTTCAGGGTCATGAGTTCAATTTTATCGAGATCAATCATGTAATATCTGATAGGATCATTACTATAGGTCAATTTCCCTTCTTTCATGTTAATGTCCCGGGTAGAATTTTGCAAGCTTTTCTATTTCTTCTTGAATATCTCTGTGTTGCTTGGCTGCCATTTCTATTTTTTTATCAAATCTTTCGATCTTATTGTGGATCTCTCCTCTCATGTCCTCTATGGCATGATTAATATTACTTAGAGCCTTCGTCATCTCTCTGATAGGAGAGACGAAGATATTGCCTAAATAGGACACCACAATAACTATAGCAAGAGCAATCCCTGGTGTGCTGTTCAATAGGGGGAGAACCTCTTTCAATCTATTTGTTTGATCATCTGTCATTCCAGACAAGAACCAGAGTATCCCTCCCATTATTACTGGCAACGCATAAGGGCCATTAAGGAGCGGAAGAAATATAGATAGCGAACTCTGTTTTAAATCTTTAATTTCCTTCGTTGGCATTATTTCTTATTTCTGTAATTTACAAAAACTTGTCTCAGCAATGATCTGGTGAGTGTTCTCAAATCCTCTCGCCATGAGAGTTTCTTCAATTTCATCAGCCTCGATACATTTCAAAAGAGCGTACATTGATTTGATAGTGAGATGGATCGCAGGTCGCCTGTCTTCCAAATTAAGCAAATCTTTAGCCGTCTCTTCAAGTGTTTCTGTCACAATTTCGACAATTTCATCAAGTTTGTATTTCACATTCCCCCCTGATTCGATCCTCTTCTCTTTCTAAAATTGCTTGGCGTAAATACATAACAAGATCAAGTGCTTCTTCATAGGCTTCAATGAGTGCATCCTTCCCATTCATGGTTCTCAAATAAATTCCGTAATGTTCTTTTCCTTCTTCTGCCCTCTGTATTATATCATTGATCACAATGTCAACGACTTTTTGCCCGTTTCCTGCTGGTATCTCTTGTTTTTTATTCGCGTCCATGTTTCCCCCAATTTAGCATGGTTTTGATCCATTTGAGTCAAATTTTTTTAACGTGGTGAACCCATTACAGAGCCTCCTTGTTTCTGTCATACTTTTCTTGAAGCCAAATGAGGACTTCTTCAGGAGTTTCAGATCGGGCGGCTTCTGTAATCATTTGTACTAAAATCTCATCCCGATCTAATATCTCTGTCGTTTCCGTAACCTCGGTCAAATTCCGAATTGTCGATGCGATCTTTGAGATCGGGCTTACGAATGCTTGGAAAGTTTCGATTTCATCAATATGCGCATTGGCGTTCTGCGCCAATTTAAAAATAATGGACACAAGAAGTAGGATTACATCTCTCTTTGTCACAGCAGGCTCTTTGACGTTGCTGGTTTTGCGGTATACCCAAGCCTGGGATACCCCAAGCTTTCGGCAAATATCAGGGATTTTAACCCCACTACTCCGTAAAAATTGTGCGTAATCCGTGACCCTGGTTGTTTTCATTTTTATTTTATTGTGGAGAGGTATAAATCAAACCCCGATGATAGATCATTATCAGCATCACTTGATGTCCCTTGCATTTTAATTATTGCCGGGCCTACAATTTCAAAATATGGGGAAAAGCGATGGGGGAGATAGCTTGACCCAAAACTTGATACCCCTTGTGTATGCTTCGTGATGTACACATTTGTCTCAATATCAGGGGATGGATTAATATGTAAGCATATATCGACAAAAGAACTTTGAGTGGTGTTTCTGGCATCATGCAACGATGCGTAATAGTTCGTCATGTAAGCTGTTGTCACGGAACCTATCCCATATACTGCCATCTGTGTTTGACCTTTACTTACGTTTATTTGGGCTGTAACAGTCCCATCAACATCAGCCGTTATCGTAATTATTCCTACGTTGGGGCCTGATGATCCCCATGTCTTGCAAATAACTCGATGTATGATCACATAAGAGTTGATCGTATTGACTGGCGTGGTTCCATCCAGAGTGACGATCTCTGATGTCTCCAAAGATGCCCAAGTTTGTAAACCGTACACCTCAACAGTTCGGCATCCCGCTCCTTGCGGGTTGACCCCTCCCGTGTCGCTATCGGCAAGACTCGTACTGACAATCGCGTGTAATCTGGCTGTTGTGGGAGGCAGCCATATTTGTTGAGTGGGTACTGCGTCTGCTCTATCCCATACGTCGGTAACAGTCGTTTGCATCCCGTCAGGCGCCCGTCCAAATTTATTGGCCGTACTGATTTCTGCGAAACCATTGCTAAGTAATGCGCTAAGTTCAAGTGGCAAGCCTTGTGTATTAATCATAGAGCCTCCTATAGAACTTCGAAAAAAAGTGGAGAATTGAGTAAACGAATACGATAATCACCCTGAAGTCCAAAGACGTCGCCTTGAATCAATTCAAAATCCTCTTCAGAGATCTGATATGTCCCTGATTCCCAGCCAATCGGGAGAAAACTAAAGAGTGTCAAATCATTGTCTACAATTGATACGCTTAAAACCCTCGAATCTATTGCTATAGGATTAATTGTAGAAATTACCTTGCGGATCGTGACCCGCCAATCGGAGGAAATTAACACTGGGAGTCCTGGTGAGTCTGGTTCGCCGCGAATATCTCCACTTATCGCCATTGCTATCTCATCAGAACAGCCTACCGGATCTTTTTCATCGCCTCCTGACAGTAATAAATTAAGATACATTTCAGGCAATGCCGGAGGTTCCGGAGCTATCGGGTGCGCCTCCGCATAAAGGCTCACATAATAATCAATTTTATTCTGATATTCTAAGTATCGCTGAGGCGTATAAAATGGGTCAATCCCTTGATTATTATTTATACTTAAATATTGTTTCCTGGTGTTCCAATATCGAATTTGTCCGGTCGAAATAGGTTGATATGACGGCTCGAATGCTTTAAATTCATCAGACAGACATTCAAACTTGTCTCCATTATTTTTTATGTAGATTCTTCCGTTTCTTTCTGAAAACATAAGATCTCCTAATAACGTATGATGGCTTGGACAATGACAGAGGGTTGCACGGTATTATGAGGAGACCCGCTCCCTGACGTTGTCGTTGTAAGTGTGTCCCATGCTGCCGTCGGGCTTGTCGTATTAATATCAGTTCCTCCACCCGATCCAGTCGTATAATCGTGATCATGTGTCGCGTTTTCGGCCTCTGCATTCGCGTGGTCTTCTTCTCCAATTGTATCACCTAATGTTCGGGCGGTTAGACCGCCACCGGTACCGGCTCCCATTGGAGATCGGCCTCTGGAATCAGGCATTGTCAGAGTTTTGTTGGCAGCAAAATCAGCCGCAGCACTCGCCCCCCTGCCTGTCGAAACAGGAGCGTATGTGTCAGACAATGTATCCCAAAGATGTGTAAAAAGGGCTTCATATTTTGACGCGGCATTATCAGCCCCACTGGATGCACTCCCTATGCTCCCATAGCATAAAATCCATCGATCAGGATCAGGGGAGGAACTCCAAAAACCATACCGTACCTCACCAATGATCCCAGTAGGAGGGTCATCTAAAAATGTGCGTAGTTCAGACGCGGTTGTTGAGTCTGTTCCATCGCTAAGTGTTCCACTTTGAGACTGCGTGACAGACAGATCTATGTCGGCGCCTGTGTGTGCTGAGGTATAGCTCAAAATTCTCTCCTTACGTTAATCTTTGCTTCATTGCTGGTCAGGAAGAGCAAACCGGTTGACTCGAAAAATACTTCGTACAATGAGATGAGGCTTAATAATTGTAATTGAGCCTGGAAATTATCAAGATTTATTTCAAGGCCGCGTAATTCAAAAATAGTGTTCTCCTGTACTTCCCCGTTATTATCCCGTAGCAGAGAAAAAGAACCCTCTATATGATCATAAAGATCTAAAATAAGAAATTTTGTGTCTTGGCCTGAATAGTTGAGTATCCAATCAGGAAAACGATAAAAGTCAAAAATCGCGGCTATAATTGTGTCAACGGTGGCTGTGTTGCGTGTCCAATCGAAAGCTAATGACCATTTTCGATCCCCATAAATCCCTACGCTTTGGCCTTCTGACACTTCATCAGCCGTTCGGAAATAGGAAGTCAGGGCATTATTTTTAAATCGTCTGTCCACGTCGGCTGATGATAACGCATAATCAATAATAAGCCGATTACACACATTTGCGATTGATTTTTGAATATCGTAATGTATGGCATTATATTCTTGCACTTCTTCAACAATTTTCGGGGTAATGGACAGTGGACGCAAATATACATCAAGTGTCCCATCCTCCGCAAAATTGAACCATCCCAAAAAAGAATTGAGGATATTTTGCAGCCAATATCCTAATGTATTATTTGATAGGATAATCCCGGCGCAGGTATAGCCATTCTGATCAGCCGCATTGGTCGCGTCAGAAAAGGAACGCTGCCCTTTTTGCCACGTGACATCAAGCAATGTCGCAACATAATCAAGGAAATCGTCAATGACCGAGATCGGATTCGTGATTAATGTTCCCCCATCATCTTTTCCTTTACATCTCACAGTCACCACACCGCCAGGGTCTGAGGCAAAGTCAAGGATCGCAATGTTTCCTTGACTTTCATAGTCATTGGATTCGTCAAAAACCCAACCTGATGGCGTTTCTACACCATCAACGTAAACGGTAACGACATTCCCATTAGCAACCGATAGGAGAGGCCACCCCGAAACGCAATAAACAAAATTGACTGTATCTATCCCTGGCGCAGTCCAGACGGCTTCATCGGAATTTTCGGTCATATCTCCGTAGACGAGAGGCAGATTGACATTTTGTTGATTTTCACCTGGATCAGCATATCTCCCGGCAGTGGGCATGATAATCTCCGTGAGAGCCTCGACTCCATCTTCAACTGATGTTGTACTTATTATTTCCTCAATTTCTCCGAATTCCTCCCATACCCCATCAACAAGAGCCGTGTCAAGCCCTTGTATCAATTCAGGGAAATCTGTTAAAAGATTGTCGTTATCAATATTTTGGAAAATGGACAGAGGTATTCCGGCAAGGGTTGATGTGATAATTTTGTAAATTCCACCACCATCGCCCAAGCCCCCCCCTCCAAAGTCTTTCCCGATTATTAAGGTATCATTTCCTTCATCATCTGTATTCATCAAAGAAACATCTTGGTTAAATTTTTGAATCCTATCATTTCCAGTATCACAAATGTATAATTTATTGTTGCTGTCAAGGGCGATACCTTGCACTCCCTGGAATTGCCCATCACCTGACCCTGATGTCCCAAACTCATACAACTCTTGACCTGTATATCCGATATATCTTATCTCTGTTGAAAACCCACCATAGAAAAAAAGGGGAGCCAATTTAATTTGCTTTATTAGATTGCCTGGCGTTGTTGCAATGTTGATATTTTTGACAAAAATAAGATCTAAATCTCGAACGTTTACCCTGTCGTTTACGCTATCTGCAATGTACAGATGTACCCCGTCTGTATCAACGCCAAATGGTGCATTAAATTGATCATCCCCACTCCCAAAACTTCCCACATCATCTATAAAAGTCAAGGATGTATTATGTTTCCGAATTTTATCATTATTGTTATCAGCGGTATAAAGAAAAGTACCATCAGTACAAATTCCTCCCCCTGTAACCCCATCAAAAAGATACACGCTATCAACCAAAGTAAATGTCAAAGTGTATTTAGCAATATTGACTTTGTTGATTGTGTCTTCATAAACTTCATACACATAAAAATAATCACCATCAGTACAGATATCTATCGGGAGTTGACCCGTAAAATCAGTCAAATTATAGAGAGCTACAAAATTAAGATCTGTATCTCTTTTTACGATACGATTATTTCCAAAATCGCAAATATACAAAAAATTATTTAAAATTACAATCCCTGTTGGATCATCTAAATTATCATTTCCTGAACCAGGCGATCCATATTTTGAATTAAAAGTAAGTAACGCGGGGAGGGGTTGTACATCTGAATTCAGGTAGAAATCCCTACAGGTGATTGAAGCACTCGCGGGATCCATCGTGAAAGTAAGTTGTGAGAGTTCTTGTTGATTGATGGTAATGCCATCAAAAGTGATCGCTCTGAGGTCTTGTGGAGCCGATGGGCTGGCACTATTCCAATAGATGTAGGGATGGTTATCACTGTCGAGGCCGACAAGAAGCCGTGTATTTCCATAGGCATCATTTTCGATTTCAAGGATGTGTTGATCAACTCCAAGATCATCAACGACAAAAGTTGTCGTGAGAACCCAATAGTCTTCGGTATAAAACGCATCCTGAAGTTCAGCATAGGTAAAACTTTCTTCAGCCCCAGTATTTCCTATCCCTGGATTCCGCATTGAGTAGAGTGTTTCTGTATTAATGGTTGGATCATCCGGTTCGGTGTTTTTTACAGCCTGATTCGCCGATATTTGGATAGAGAGCGTTGACATTTCTACGCTTTGGATGATCCCGTTAAAAAGTGGCTGAAGATCAGCAAAAGATGAGTCAAAATACCCCTGAAAAATTAACAATTGTTGTCCGATTAATTCTTCTCTCGCCAATAAATTAGTAAAGTATTCATCGGCATTGTCACAAGTGAGAGTATAGCTTGACATTTCCGTTTGTGATAGAGTTTGCAGGATATTATTTGAATTCTCAGATAACGATTTCCGAAATGTGCCGAATGAGAGAACCCGCGCTGACCAATCTATAATATTGTATGGTGTTCCTGTAACATGGTCTCCCGTTGGCGTCTCCTTACCGACCACATGGCATCCAAGATTTGAAAAAACGAATGCCAAAATAAAAGGTTTGTCGCCTCGCATTCTTGCAGCATTGTATGTTTCTGAGAAACGTCTCATACCTTCGGAACCTCCTCTAAAATCATTTCAACCCCGCTATTGAGAAGATACCTAAAATATTCAAAAGTCCATTCCCCTAAGTTATCCCAAGTCATCAGATTGAGTGCGCTTTGCTCATCAGAAAACAGGTGGCACCAAAGAGGGGCAACCTGTGAACCGAGAACAAGAGCGTTTTGCATCGTGACAAGAGCGTCTTTGTCCTCATTACTTAAGAGATTCCCGAAATTTAGATGAAGCGTCCGTTGACCGGCATATTTATAGCGTCTACTGACTCCTGCCTCGCTCTCGTTTTTTTGCAAAATGTAGCCTTCCTGCTGTGAACTCCCCCATTCAGCATTGAGTCTTTCCAAAGAGAGGACAGTCCCTAAAAACAAATTGTTGATGCGGATCACCGCTTCAGGATTAGAGGGATCTGCAATATTTATACGAGAATATTGATATATTTCATCGAAATACAATATCAACGGATCTGTTATTGTAGGGAATGTGAAAGTATAAGATGGTGCCCCCCATGAATCAGAGGGATTCTCTTCAAATATTACTGTAGCCGATGCTGTTAAATTGTGATCTTGCAAGATTAGAGCTTGTTTTTGTACAGCCCCCCCCGCGTCTATTACGATATTTTCCGATGTGTCTCCCGTAGACTTCCATCCCGTCATTCGATTGCGATCAAGCAGTCTTTCAAATCCATAAGTTGCTTTGACATAAAATTGCCAGGAATCACCAACGACAAAATCAGTCCCCGTGCCTCCTTGAAACGAAATTGTCAAACCATCCTCTAACGTTGTCACGGGGGTTGTCATTGTGACCACCCCTGTTTGTTCCCATGCCCCGGCTGTATCTGAAGACCGCCAGCGTACCGTCGCCTGACCGATCTCACTGCCAGCCGAAACAGAGTCACACTCAACCAGATATGTTCTGTCGTTTGTGCCGGAATACACACCTCCCACAGTCATAGAGGCGACACCCTTGCCCTCTTTTGCCGCGTAACTATATTTGCCGTTGGCCTGGGATGACAGCGTAATTGTTGCGGATTCAGCTAAATTCTCATATAAGAATTTTAGAGTTCCATACATAGAAATTACCCTTGGATCGACATTCGCTCGAGTTTTTGTAGTCCTTTGTTGGTTTCTCTGATATATTGCTGCCGCGATGCGTCGTTCACAATGTTTTGCCCTTGGAAAACAATTGTTGCCCCCGCAGCCTGGCTGCGTCTCTGCGTGTCCTGCGCGGATTGACCTGTAATTTGATTCGTGTTGAACTGCTGTTGTGTAGCTTGTTGTTGTGTAGCTTGAAGTAGTTCTTTCCTGATTGATGAGGGGAGATTAGATTGGCTAATGGCAAGTCTTTGACTGTTCATGTTGGAAAGGGTTTGACCCGTATTTTTCCCGGCTTTCGCTACCGCCGACAACGCGGACACTGAAGCACCAAATCCCGAATTGAGGTTTGAAACAGCCCCAATATTTTTTCCGATCCACTCTTGCATATCAGGAAAAGTACTATTCCCGAAAGCTTCCTGCCCGACATCTTTTAATTTGCCAACAATGCTTCCAATTGCGCTTGCAAGCTTGCCCACCGCACCTATCGAGTCATTCACAAATTTAACCAGTGAGGAAAAGACATTTTCGATTCCACTGCCTAACTTTTGAATGCTGTCAAGAGGGCTTGTAAAGATCTTAGATAACCCTTGTGCTATTTCAATAAAGCCCTGTATCGCGGTCTTTGACGTTTCAAACCCAGAAACCAGCATGTCAAAAAAAGGCTCAAAAACACTTCCGATGTCTGATGCAGTGTCGCGGATAGTCTCCCAGGCGATCCGAAAAATATCAACCGCCCCCCCAGCTTTTTCAACCCAGCCCATAACTTCCTTGATCGCTGCAACAATATCAAGGAGAATATTTTCTGCCTGTTTCAATTTTGGAAATACCATCACGAGCGAATCCCATACACTCATCCCATGCTGAATTGCTCCGGTAAAGGTTTCAAATTTTGAAATCAGACTAATAATAGCAAGTTTCGCTGACTCAATCCCGTCTGGAATCCCATGCATGAAAAAGTCTTGTAGAGCCTCTGACGTCTTTATCCATTCAACAAATTGATTCACCAGAGGGATTATATCAGTTTGCACAAGCGATTCCAGGGACGCTCGAAGCTGATCAGCGATCCCGGAAGCTCCGATCCACTGCTGAAAATCCATTGCAGTTTGGTTGACAACGCTCAGAAAGCTTTTGATCGCGGGCAACATCGCATCAGTCAATTGCCCTGTGGTATTGATCCAGATTGTCCCTAACGCTTGCCATAATTGAGACACACGAGAGATTGAATTTATGAATTCAGCATTGATCGAATTCATGTTTGTCAAGCCTTGATTGGCGGGGTTTAAGAATTTTGTCTCCAACTCCGTCCCTAAATTTGCTAAACCCAATATAGCCGTTGATACCCCCGCCCCGGAGATTTTCAATTCAGATAAGGCTGCTGATACTTGTTGGACACCGCCTGGCGTTTCAGTTGCCATTTTTTGGACATGTTGTAAAAAGACCACCATAGCCTGCCCCATGTCCTCTTGAACCAATTTATTGAATGCTGCCACATTGATCCCAAATGTAGTAGCAAACTCATCTGTGCTCCCTGTCATTGCTTTGAATGCGCTTTGAAGGGCTGTTGCTGACGTGAACGATGAAACGCCCATAGCATCCATCGCCCCTGAAAATCCGATAAGATCTCCTTGTGATAGCTTAAATACGGATAAGGCAGGCGCGGCTCTTTTGGCAATTTCTATCATAGAGGGAGCCGCAGCCCTTGTCGAATCGGCTAAAATATTAAAAGCATTTCCCAACTGACCGATGGTTGCCTGACTCCCTGGAAAAGCTCCCTGTATTTTACCGAGTGCATCGGCTGTTTTTCCGAAGGAAAGATCAAGAGCCACAGAAGCTTTCGCAACATCTTCTGTAAATTTAAGGGCTTGTCTTGATGATTTCTCAAAATCTTCCCCTGACAAGATTCCCCGTCGCCCGGCGACTTCTAAAACTTCGCCTAATTCTTCGGCTGTGACTGCCCCTTGTAATTGTACAGAAGAGAGATCTCTTACCGATTTAGCTAAATCAGTCATTTGCTCTTCCGTTAAATTCCCTGTTCTTTTCGCCCCTGACAAGGCATCTTCCAACGAGACGGAACTTTTAAAGGCTTTATCAAATTCATCAACAAGTACTCCACCGACTTTTTTCACAAGGTCAAACACAGCCGTCAAAGCATCTAACGCCAGTGACGCAAAACCAGTGACCGCTGCCGTTGCGATTTTAAACCCTGTCTCGAAAGCACGCCCTAACCCTTTAATATTTTCTTTTAGCGATACAAACGATTCTATTGATTCAATAACAGCATCCCGCATTTTTCGTAATTCGTTGGCGTAAAAATCTTTAATACGAGATGCCAAACTTTTAGTTGCTTCCTTTGCCTCCTGGGTTGCCTTGTCATATACCGACAACGCATCTTTGACAGTTTTAATTTTGGGGGCAAGATCGGTAACTGTCTTTTGCAGATCGCTAAAAACCTGAGAACCCGTAGCTCCTATTCTTTGCAATGTTTTCGACATAATCAAGAGGATCTTATCAAGTTCTTTTGAGCTTTTCAACAGGCTCTCAAAGTGCTTATCCCAAGCGGAAAATACAGCCTCCGCGTCATCATCAACTTTTATCTCAAAAATAAGAGTATCCGTTGTAGTTGCCATAGTTCCTTAAGGTGTCAAAAACGCCTTTCGGACGGTGTTTTTGACACGTTCGATTTCCGAAGGAATAAGTTTTATATATTTTCTGATAGGCATTTTTGATGTCCCGTACTGGTGATAAATTCCATATAGAGGGGAAAAGATCCTATTGATGTGCATCCCCGCCGTGTGTATCCATTCACGGGCTGTACTTTCCGCTCTGTTTTTCATGCGTGATGTTTTGTTCAGGATAGGCCAAGTATATGGCCTTGTACGCGATTGCCATTTAGGATTGCGTCCACCGTCATCAATATTTTTTTTAATGCTGCTGGCTATTTGTTCTCCTATTTTGTTATACATCTTAGGATTTTGACCGGAAAATAATCTCTTCCGTTTTCTCATGTCGTCACGTGCTTTTTTTAACCCCTCTATAGGCATGTACAACCTCATCATTGATAATGGATAGCATCTCAAAAGCTACTAAAAACTCTATTCCATAGGCATTACAAATCTTGCTGATAAGTACATGGTCAAGCGTGTTTTCTGTGTGATTGTACAAAACTACTGCATTAAAAAAATCGAGCCATGCGTTAAGCTCAGGTGGCAGAAATGCGGGATGCCCGTGCTTGCTACATGGCAATGTTTGACAACACGAGGGAATTTTGAGGGGAGGGATCTTTTGTATGAGTGCCTCCCTATGACACTCTTGACACTCATCCCCCCCATCCCACATTGCATAACGTCTTATTTTTTTTTATAAGATTCCATCTGTGATGTGTCAAAAACATCACCTGATTCAAAAAATTCAAACATTTTAGAAGCAAGCTCTTTTGCGAAAGCCGGGAATCTTTCGACAAGACCTTGAAGCGTTGACAAAGAATGCTCATCCAAGACATCACCATTACTACTAACAAAGCAGGAAGGAAGTAAATCTAAGCAGTATCCAGTCGGGTTATTCGTAGGGATTATTTCAGCGTTATTTTCCCCATTTCCCCTAAAATTTGCAAGATATTTGACGGAGTTATGTTTCTCCTTTGCTTCAGTTGCCTTCCTACGGATCTTTTTATCACTTTTTATGATGATATTCAGTTCATAGCTTTGAGTTTGAGTTTTGAACCCCTCTATGAGGATAATTTTTTCCTGAACTTCATCGGCTAATATCGCAGCCGCATTAAATAATGCCATAATTATGACGTCTGGAAGACGGCAAGAACAATTTCATGATCATTGCCCATGACATTATCTTTAGCCGCCTGACTCGTGACTCCTGTACGCATAAGAGCGTCTGTTTCTAACGAAAATTCTGTGTTTATTTTATTCCGAATGTACACACAAATATAATTTCCATCGAGATCGGCCAAAATTATCTGTAATGCACTCCCGATGCTTCCATCCCGTAACAGTAAGTCCTGCCAACTTTTGAAATACGGGGTTGGCGTAAATGTCACTGTCCGATTGAGGGGTTTGCGTCCAGAAAAACCGGAGGTGGCAGAAATACATTTTTCCGTTTCGTCTTCCATCTCAATTGTTAACTCAATCGTATCCCCAAGATTATTTGAGCATCCGATCCTTAACACAAACACCGTGTCCCCACCTGAAGCGGCAACCGAAACAGCATCATGTCCTAATGTGGTATTTGTCAGAGCATCCCCTGAAACGCTTGTGATTAAAACAGTCTCAAAAACCCCCGCCCCTACATCGATCTGAATCTTATCACCTATCGCGATCTCATAGGATGGTGTAGTTATTATTGTCTCTGTGGTGGTTGGTGTTCCCGAAGCCACCCCGGAAAATCTTGAAAATACGGTAGTCCCTTGGCACCTGATGGGTTTGGTTATCGTATCTATTATTGGGGTTACAACTTGCGCGGTATAATCCGTCACCGGCTCAACGGTGCCTTTGTTAACAAATGTAAGTGGGACAATTTGCCCTACAGCCATTTCCAAAGTCATCTGAGTTGCTAAACATCCGGCGTAGACTATCCTTTTATCTCCCTCAAAATGCGTGTAGGACGTAAAACTCGGGTGCCCTGAGCTTGCCAGCATGAAATTGATGCCTGCAAGAAACGTATCATCTTCAGCAGGGGTGCTTATGAGTGGAATGTCCAGGGTGATCACACCTGCCGCCTCAGACACAATGGCACGGATTTCGTCTTGTGTGGTGAAATAAATCAATTGCCCCGCGACGAGATCGCCCGCCCCTGACTTGACTTGTATCACGCTTGTAGTACACCCTAAACCACATATTCCGTCACTCCCCTCTACCTGTGCCCCCATAATACTCTTCATTAAGACCGCCCATGCGGGTTCTGACAATGTTCCGATGCCTCGCAATGGGGTGGAGACTGTGGGGCCAATGTCTTCTGAGTACATCCCTGGTAGAGATGGAGGCTTTGAAAATGAGCCAGAAATGGTCGGATCTTCAAGCAATTCACGTTCAAGATTAAACTCATTTCCATCAACAGACAATGGGAACGCCCCGGCTGCCGTCTCTGTGGCAGCTACTCCGAATGTAGTTTCTTCAATAAAAGCCTGTTTTGTGTTTTGAAAAGCTGTTAAAGTTTCTGCCATTATTTGTCTCCTATTTTGCTCTCACGTCAACATCTCGGTGAGTGATCGTCATTGTCCAACCCCCATTAACAGGAGCCTCGAACGGGGGTGATGATGGTATTGAATAATCTTTTTGAGGAGCATCGACAGTCTGGGAGACTCCCATACGATTATTAATAAAAATATCCTCAACTGCGTCTAAAATGATTGCTGCTGTTTGATCCCTTGTTTCCCCCTGGTTTTCGTTCCAGAACGAAAACCGGATCGGATATTCTTTTTCTATCATGTGGGGGATACAAGTAATCGTTTTACCGATGATAGGAAGCATGTCAACCTTCAGTACTGGCGGAACTGTGGCGTATTCGGGCGGAGACTCAGATGAGGAATATAGGACGAAAAAAGACTTTATGGCTTCCAAGCTCTCACCTGAAGCCGTCTCTGTAATAAGTATCGCTTCGATTGCTGCTAATAGCTCGCGCCCTATATCAGCCATGTTTCTTCTCGTGGATCGGGCAGAATCCATGTCGGCTTGACACTTGCATCCTGTGGACATGCACCTGCCTCAAAATCAGAGGTTGCTGCTTCTGTCTGAAATTCCGTACCCGTTGGGATGTTAACATCATCAAGATCCATAGTCCCCTCTGCCAAGTCTATCAGCATTGCATGAGCAGAATTAAAAATTGATTCCACATCAGGGAATAATCCCGGCTTATTGATGTTGTAATCCCATATACACAACGTATCAGAAATCCAAGCGATAAGGGGGGGAACATCATCAGGGAGCAACCACAAGTCAAGGGTGTCTTGACCATATCTCTGCTTGAGTTTCCCAGCTATAAACCCCCCCGCAAATGCTATCCCTGCTGCGATAGTCGCCGGATCTGCTATCGTGTCCCCATCAAAATCAGTGAGGGCAGTGAGGCGCGTTGCTGAAATACGAGCCTCTACGCTTGTCTGTGTACTATATGTTGCCATTTTTAATTGTCTGCCCTACTGACTTCTATGTAATCATTATCCGCTTGTACATAGAGACACAGCACATCATCAAGACCGGCAGTCCAAGCCGCTGACAATGCAAAATTTCCTGAATCGGCTATTGTGCTGCTAAAGGTCGCACTCCCTCCAATGATACAGAGAGACTGCCCTGAAACTGCTCCGTCTAAATCAGTGATCGCTGTTGCCCCTGCATTGGCTGAGGTTGTAAGCCAGTATGCCCCTGAAATATCCGGGGTCACATCGTCACCCTGGATTGTGGCCTGCGTATATACCTGAACCCCAACCTGAGACACAATTGCAACTCTCAATGTGTCAGTTCCGGCATTGTTAGACGATACCCCCGCTAAAAATGCCGGAATTTGAATCTGAGAAACCAGTTGAGCGGCTGGCGTAAAAAATACAACCGACAACAGCATAACGGAAATAAAAAAGACTGAGATTAGGACTTTATTTTTCATTATTTTGACTCCTCTCCCAACTTACAAGATGTTGTTTGTTTTTGAAATTTAAACCTCGTTCCTTACAAATTCTCTCAGACGACGACAACACTTCAAGCATGTTGTCCCCTGTGACAACATGCTTAGAGCCATCAGTTAACATCATATTCATGATAATCACGTCTTTTTTAGCGGTCTTCTTTTGGGTGGACATATTTATTCTCCTCCTTAAACAACGACAGCATCAATCCGCACAGCCAAGCGAGGATCGTGACTATGATAAGAGTAATGGTTCCAAAGTTCCCACTTTGTGACACCAGCCACACCACCTTCTTTCATCTTCTCAATCCATGCCCATCCTTCTCCCGGTTCGCCAATGTTTTCAGGTCTCCAAAAAATGTGCTTCATGAAAGCCCCCTGCATGAGGTTATTTTGAGATGGTTGTGTCGATTGATACAGAAAAGCCGATGGTGTCCAGATGTCCACTAAAGACGTATCAGCAGGATCGGCTGAATTGGTTTCCACCTCACCATTGATCAGGTGGATATTGTTTAATCCGAAATAATTTTTCAGATATTCGACATTGATCGATGGATCGACACGAGAACCTAAACTCTCACTTGTAATGGTTGTCCGGGCCTGGATAGTTTGATTTTGTCTCAAAAAGCTCAGGATTGTATTATTGATAATCATTGAATCAATCCTGGGTTGGATGATTTTTGCTGCTTCGATGTCTGCAAGTGGATCAGATAAGCCTACATTACTCCAAGCCACCCCAGCATTGAAATACTGTGAGGCACTTTCATAATTTGTATTCTCCTGAACGAATGCGTCAAAGGCGAGATCTTTCGCCTTCTTTTGACGCATCGTTGTGAAGAATCTTTGAGCTTCAACCATCTGTTGACGACTCATGTGATATAATTGCAATGCCTGCGAAAGATCAGCGTTCGAGAATTCAAAAGCGTCCGAAATCGCCTGAATACTGAACGTCGCCGATTCATCACTTGTGTTGTGACTTTCAGGCGTTGAGAACTTTGTAGACTTGTTCTCTTTTTGTTCATAAGCGGCTTGTAGATCGTGTTTGAAATATGTAGCGGTTTCGGCATTGACTTCCATCGGAGGAAATGCAAGATTTCTCTCAGATAGATAAAGTGGGTCAACATCTGCAAAGCTCAATTGAGACATTACAGGTCGATAAATAAAGGGTGTTGCTCCATAAGCGTTCGGCATGATTTACCTCCTACACTACGTAATAAAGTTTTTGGACACGATAGGCAACTTCCTCACCAATCGCAGCGAGATTTAAAGGCCACCCGATACAAGCGTCAAGTGTCGTTGTGGCCGGCGTCACCGTCCCCGCTGCCGCAGGTTTAAGAGGCAGGGCTAAATCGGTTACAGCCGATGCACATACGCTTTTGGCAACACCTGACGTCATGAACGCGCCTTCATCATTCTCAGAAATATCAACGGCTGTAAAACATACCCCTTCAGGAACATCACCTGCACCTGCGATGGCGATAGAATCAGAAGACCATTTGACGACCAATCCGGGAGCTATATCTTCCGTAAACGTTGCGACGATATTAGTGTTACTATCAACTTTCCATCCTCTTAAATTTGCCATTATGCTACCTCCAAAATATCTTGACAGCCCTCTGCTTCTGCCTGTAGAGAGGCGTCGTAAATGTTTTTCCCTGATTCAACGAGTTCATTCACCCGTTGTGCCATCGTTTTTGGCTTCGCATCTGGTTGTGCAAATGAGCTCTGTCCTTGTGTCGACAAGGATACGAACAGATTATCTGCTAAGGACATTTCAAATAAGGAGTTAAAAACTTCTGCACACTTTGAACGTCCAGTTTCGCCTTCAGCGAGCTCAAAAATTCCATCTTTTACAATGATTGGATGAATAATTTCAAGGGCTGCCGGGCTTACTTGGTAAGCTTTCCCTTCATGTTGGCGGATTCTGGACAATTCAGCAAGAGTTTGAGTTACTACGACAGCATCTTGTTTTTCCTTAAGTTTAATGATCATTTCATCCTTCTTTACGGATGCCGAATTCGCTTCTCTTACCATTCCCTCCAACTCAACGATTTTTGAGGCTTGCTCAACGATTTTTGAGTCTTGCTTAATGATATTAAGCTTCATCTCCTGTAGTACTACCAATTCTTCTGTCTTTTCGGGCATATTGCTTTCCTCCTGAAATGGTTGATCAATCATGAACACAACTAAAGGGCTTTCATCCGTCATAAATTCAACGATTAAATCTGTAGACTGTCCTGAGACTGCCGGTCTGGTGAGTTTGTCCAAAAATGCCGTCGCTGTGATTATGTGGGGCCAAAGTTTCCCCGTGTTAGGATCTTTGAGAGATAACAACTCAACGGAACGCTTTTGAAATTGATTTTTTATAGTTTCGGCAACATCATTCGGAACATTTTCAAAACTCTTGACAATCCAGTTTTTCCCATCAATAACAGCCTTCGCAAAAGTGACGGTGACATCAGATACAGCATTTTTCACCTGGTCTTTGAGCGTTTTTTGATGGTTCAGATTGAGCAACCCTGAAATAGGCTTACCTCGATTGTGCATAAATTCTGTGACATCAGGATTGCCTTCATAAATTCCCGTTTTAATCGCTGTTTTAATGAGGGGTTGGAGAAGATTAGATCCCTCAATGATTTCGTCAAGGTCAGCTTCCGTAATCTCGATTTCCCCCGCATTACTGCTTGGGAAAATCCCCGATGTCAAAACAGGAACATTTATGATGCTTGCCATTTCAATCATGTTTTTATTCATCTGCATAAAGTTTATAAGATTCCCCTGGTAAAAGAACTGGGATTTCATTTTCAGGGGTCAACGCATTAATATCATATACCAATTCCGCAAAGCAAACACATCCGAAATCTGATGGCGGCAAAACGGTTTCAATGCGATGATCCCCCATAGCCAAAACTACCCCATCCCATTGTTTGTGTATAAATCGTATGATATGCCCGTCTTTTAGATTTTTTATTCTGATACCAGCCGCATTATCTGATACGCCAAAATTGATAAGCCCCCGCGAGAACGCAGTTTGACGCGCTTGCCTGAAGGAAATGCTCAAATCTCTCAACAGAATCTCTGTCGTCTGAATACCATTGTCCTCCAAAATATCTTTTGCTGTTGCTACGTATGCTTGCCATGCGTCACCTTCGCTATCTAATTTGAGGGTAGGAATAATCTCAGCCTTGAGACTTTCCAGTAATGTAAGGGATGGGATAAATCCCGGTTGTCCCTTGATGGTAAAGACTTTTCCCCCATCGCTCTCAACAAAATCTTGATACTGTTTGACAGGCATCTCTGATAGATACAATTCAGCAGCCTCTATAATGTTTTTGGCCTGATATGGTTCAGGGGTTGGCGTCTCGCGTGGGAAATCTTGCGAAATACCATCTTTTTCATCTTGTAATTCTGCCATCATTTCAGGAGGCTCCTGGTCTGTCGGCTCCTGGTCTGTCGGCTCCTGATCCGCTGGCGTTGTTGGTGTGAAATACGCGGGCGAAATGATCCAAAGTTGCGGAATTGCTTTTATTTTTTCCGGGTGAAAATTAAGTCCTAAAATACGACGATTAAACTGATCCCAATGATGATTAATGAGCATTGAGTCAGAGAGTTCAAGCTGCGACTCTTGCCGGACACTTGTGGATTCTTTGGCGGCCTTAGATCCAAAAGCTTCCTCTCCGAATGTTCCCGCGTTGCCCGTATAAATGACAGAAACGGTTTTTATGAAACTCTGGTACCAGTCCAAAAACGCTTGCGCATCCATCTGAAGTTTATAATTTTCTAATTCAGTCCCTTGTGGGAAGATGGAAGCTGTCCCGCCTGCGATGGCCTTGACCTGAGACAAAATAAGCTCTCTTAATTGTTTTGCTCTATTATCATTCCCGCTTGCCTCCCTTCCATATTTGGCAACCCATGAGCCAAGCCCCGCTTTTTCCAGAGCATGTCGCCAATATCCGAAAATTTTGTTAAAAGTCTCAACCCAGGGCTTAAGAGGGAGATTGATAGATTCCCCGTAGGGATTATTAAAAAGTGGGTTGTACTGAAATGCGATGAACTTATTTTGATCGACACGGTTTAAAACCCCATACATACCCTTTCGATACAATCCGGGCTTTTCGTCGGCTGGATCAAAGATAAATTCTTCAGGGTCTCGTGAATGGATAAAAGGTGAGAGGATTTTGCCTGCGAATTCACCATATAATTTTTTTTCATAATCAATTTCACCAATAGCCCGTCCATACGTTTTGCAGGGATCTTCTAAAGATTTCAATATTTCCCCAAAACCCCCTCGGAAGTTTTGATCGTATTGATATGCAAGCAGATTATACTGCTCATCACTCTTGTCGCCTGCTGTCTGCCAAATAAGCTGCGCAGGGAAATCAACCCCATCATTGTTTTGCGTCAACCCGCCAGCAGAAACCCATAGATAGTGTATGGCTCGGAACTGCAAGCCTGCCTTAATATAGGGATTTTGAGAAATATCGAAGATTGTATCAGTATCAGTGGTGTCAGGATTGTGAGGCAGATGATCAATTCCCCATCCCCCTTGTCTGTCAATCGCTCTGCCATAGGGGTCAAAGAGGATGGGTCTCGTGAGTCGTTTTTTATCTGCTTGCGTTATCCTGTCGGGCATATTGAAAATATACGATAAAATTTATTATTTGTCAATAAGTTTTTATCATTTTAGATAAAATTTGACAAAAAAAGGGAACTCTTGTATATTATCATTATGCTCACTAAGAGACGGCTATGCGCAAAAAAACGTGATTTTCATTTCGCCAATATTATCCCGCACTCATTGACATATCCTAATTATAATCCTGCAAGTACACAAGCTACTGATTTCCACCAAAGCAAAAAACATATCAAATTTCTATTCGGGGGGGATCGTGCGGGCAAGACTGGAACGGTATCTTATGACTTTATAAGCAAAATCAGGGAATTGCCAGGGAAGCTTTATTGGGCGGTTGGACTCACGGAGGATAAATTATCAGCCATTTGGCGATGGCATAAAGAATTTTTAGCAAATTGGGAAATAAAGCATATCAACTGGCGAGTCACAGAGGAAATCCCACGATTTATAAAATTACAATGTGGGGGCAAAATAGAATATAAAACGTGGAAATCAGGGCCGGGAAGTTTTTCTGCCGATTCCGTACCAATCATTCAATTAGATGAAGATGGACAAAGGGTGTCGGCAGCCGCCGAACAAACTTACAACGATTGTCTATCTCGCATCATTGATTGTGATGGCTACATCTTAGGGGGGGCGACTCCCGTATTGGGCAAAAATTGGATGTACCAAAGAATTTATCTTTACAATGCTCAAAATAGAGCCGATAAATCCCCCGATCCTGACATCGCGAGATGGACAGTGAGCTTACTGGACAACAAGTATATCACTACTAATCAAAAGGAGAAGGCAAAAGGGAGGATGTCAAAAGATGAGATCGAAAGAAGATTTTATGGATTATTTACGATTTTATCAGGCGCGGTATTCAAGGAGTGGAGAGAAGATCTGAGCGCACAATCATCTCATTTCGAGAATCTCCCCGTCAATATCCGAAAAGTGACAAGTATTGATTTGGGAGCCCGGCATCCTTTCGTTGCTCTTTTCGGTGGCGAACATGATGGAAAATTATATATTTGGGATGAATATTCGGCAACTGACACACTCCTAAAAATCCATGCCAAAGAAATCATCAAGAGAGAATCTGATATTTCTTATTTTTCGGGGGACGCGAGATTCAATCGACCAATAGAAACCCGATTGTGTGACCATGAGAGGCAGACGCGAATTGAATTGGAAAACTACGGAATTTGGACAGATCCGGCTCAAAAAGACAGAGAACTAAATAGATCAATTTTGAATCGGCTAATGATGCCAGATGCACACAATGTGCCTGATCTTCTTATACACCCGCGATGTGCAGATCTTATTCGGACGATCCCGATATACCGCTACAAGACCAATAGATCCGGAACCGATCAAAAAGAAGATGCTATCAAAGAAGATGATGATTGGGTAGATCCTCTGATGTATATGAGCAGATATTTTTTCAAAAATGTGATGGATTTTAACGCAAGCACGGCAACCGCAGAGGACTGTGTATCTTACAATAATAACAATTAAAAGGAAACAGGGGGTTTTTATGGGAATTGTATTCTTGAATAGTGAATTTTTTGGTAGTGTGGGAAATATCGGAAAAGAAGCAGATGATGCGGTCATCTGTGTCAATAATGCTGTCTTTAATACCATCTCTTTTCATATAGAGCCTCCCCTCGGCGGAAGTGTCGGTTTTGAAGAAAGTATTGATGGTGAGTCATGGGAAAATTTTTCTCTCCGCAGTACTACTAATGATATTTTTAAACAATCCGTTGACATTGAAGAACACTTTAAGGGGAGCATAGCCGGGTCGCGTTTAATCCGATTCCGCACGCTGACAGCCGGGAGTGCGCCGGGGACAATAATTGGGCAATTTTCGCCATTTGTCAGTACTTTAGAAGGCATTGAATTCAACGCCCCGCCTCATCGTTTTGGTTTTTTGCCTGAATCACAGGATTTTTCTTTTACTACGTCCCAAACAGCGACCACTCTTTGGGCACCAGATATTAATAAAAATATTCATATTACAGATTTTGCGATTATCGTAGGGGGGACGCAGGATGGTTTAATTTCTATTTTTAGAACAGACGATTTAATGGGACATCGGCTGTTTCGCGGGAATATTGCAGTAACCACTAATAGACAATTTTCATTTTCTCAGTCTCTGGTCACGCCTTTTGATTCTGGAACAGATGAAAGCATAAAATTTTCATCAAGTGAGGATATGATAATTGATCTTATGATACAAGGCTACCAATCATAATGCTCTTCTTGCTTTTCCCAGCGCGGGGCGCGTCTTTTTGCGTCCCCTCCATTTTTTTTGTTTTCTGCCTATTCCCAATCTTATTTGTCATCACCTCCTTGGGCAATCAAAAAAGCAACCATTCTGCTCTCTCTCGATAAATTACTCCAAGAGGCTTAACACCATTTAATCAGTTCCAGGTGGAGCCGAGGAACTTGTGATCTCTCGCGTCTCACGCTTGGCTGAAGTCGGGCTTCAAAGAGTTCCCACCCCGGAGTACCTGGAACCACAAAACGCCGTTCATGAACGGCGTTCAGACTCGTGCTGAAACAGTTTTATGTGAATCATTGCTATAATTTTTATTGTGCTTGTGATTATCTCCAAAGCCAAAAGATAGCAATATTCACTAAGCACAATAATTAGCAAGATCATTATGAGTTCAATCGCTGTTATTTTAGTTATCATTTCTTGTTCTTGTTTTCGACATCGGCCAAAGTCCACTTTGTAGGAGATATTTTGGAGGAATTATGAAAATTACTATGGCACCGCTTACAAATCGAAATGACATCAGGAAGCTCATTCTTAAAATCTCCTTTGTGATCATAATTTCTGTGATGCACTTGCACTGCCGTCCGGTTGCAGATTCGGCAACGGCCTCCGTCGCGGCGGAAGGCAGAAAGACACACACGCTTCCAATGGTTTGAACGACAATACTGAGCATGAGTCATCGTAAGTAAATCATTCATTTGTATGCACCTTTAAGTAGCAGTGTTACGTGTGTGAAGCTAATACTTTTTTTTTCTTCAAGGCCATTCGGTTAATATCCAGAACAGACAATCCAACAATTGCTGCAATTGGCTCAAGTTCATCATTTGAGATGAACTTTTTCCCTCCTCTGAAAAGCTTAGAAAGATAATTCCGTTGGTAGCCTGCGGTTAGCGAGACTTTTGTCGTTTTTAATCCTTTTTTTTGTATGCGATCTTTCAATACTAATGATATTGCTTCTGTCCAAGTCATCATTTCTCACCTCCTAAATTTAATTTATAAAAAATTACTAAAATAGTCAAGAATTATTTTAGTAATTTTTTCAATAACTACCTCAATTTCCCATATTTCAAATGAATTCCAACGGAAAGAATCTTTTTATTCCAAAAAATTACTAAAAAAGAAACTTTTTTTCTTGACAAATTTGACAATAATTACTATATTGTGAATTGTAAGTCAGAGAGGGATTGAAAGTTTGACGCCGACAACCCCTCATGGATTGAAACACCGAATACCGGAGAAACTGATTTGGTATATGATGCTACATCACATATTAAGTCAGCACTTCTTCAAAGTCAAATGAAATTTACAACTATTTTTCAAAACGCCATGAACCAACACGCCGAACTCACCAGAAATTGTGGCCTGCTGCAAGCCGCCCTCAGATGTGACCAGAGTGCCAACGACCAGACAGAATATAAACTGACGCTTGAAGAGGAACGTCTCAGCGAGACGACACGAAGCCTGCATTCGCTCTCTGATGCGGCTGACATCGAACTGAAAACCCTTCGCGGGGAACTGGCCTCACTCAAAAAACGTCGTCAGTTATACATGACTAATATCTCGAAAATCCAGACACGGATCAGACGCATCAAACGTGATGGGTTTATGGTCGAGGACAGCGAATCAGCAGACGGCAGCGCACTCGCATGGGCAGAAAAACAACATGCCTTTTTTTGTGGGAATGCTGAAGCCATCCGAAGCAACGAACGGAAAGTCGAGCAAGATATTGAGACGGTACTCAATCTGATGTCTGATGTGGAAGCCCTGATCGCTCCGGTTGTCTCTGAATCTCAACACACGAATGTCTTAACGTTCCCGTCGCCACAGCCGTTTCCCTGGGATCAGATTTTTGATGAGGTGACGCTAAAGAATGCCGATGCCATTTTAGCACAAATTCAGGACTACGTGACCCCGTGCGACTCTCTGTCGCATGACGAGTATGTTGACGAGGTACGTAATAATTTAAGCCCTGACGACTTATACTGTGTCGTCTACGAGGTAATTGAGGAAGGCGGAGAGGGACTGGGTGAATTGGCTCCTGACCCCTTCTTCTTTTGGCTCGAAACCAACACCCGCGAAGTGACCCCGGGATTCAAGGCACTGCGAAAAGTTTTGTGTGACAACCTGAGCGACATCAAAGAGACCACATGCACATCTCAGCCGGAATCACGGTGGGAAATGGCAATGAAAATGGCTGCATAATCTGACGACATGGGGGCGGCATGAGTCGCCCCTTTTGTATGGGAACAGATGAGATATAAAACGTTTGTAGGGCAGGACGAGCAGATGGTGACGGAGGAAGCGGAGAAGTGGGAAGAGCAACACGGACATAAACGAGTGACCGGACGACTCTCCTCGCACTATCAGGCCATCTATCACGTCACAATCTTTTATGTTTTTGCCAGCGAAGGC